CTAACTTAGATAGCGCGGTTCCAGACGCATAGTAAGGCAAGTCACCTGCTGTCCAACTAGACAAACCTGTACCACCATTGCTAGTAATTAATGTACCCGCAACAGTAACCGCACCGGTTGTCGCCGTGCTTGGTGTTAACCCAGTGGTGCCAAAGTTAATGGATGAGACGTTGACGTTGCCAGCCTTACTGGCAATAATTTGAACAACCCCACTAGAATCCTTATAGTACAATTTTCCATCGTTGTAATTTAATGCTAATTCCCCATTAAAAAGATTTCCAGATGTGGGAGTTGCTGACGCAGTTCCACTACTGTATAAGGCGATAGGTGTGTAGCCACTTTGTGACATATAGGATTATTCCTTATTGATATGTTTTAAAATAATATGAGGTTCAACAAACCGTTCACGCTGGTGCTCTGTTGCCTCCCACCAGATAAATTGATTTTCTACTAGGTGAGACCTGTCTTTCAACAGATTAATATTTTCTGGGTGTCCAAATATCAATGGATCCGACGGCCCCCATAGCACGATGCCAGGCTTACCCTCATCCCACGCTAAGTGTTGAAAGAAACTATCAACACCCACCCAAGTACGACATGTTTGAATTAGTTGACGCAGCTCACTAATCGGTAGGTTTTTCTTAAACTCCTCAACTAACTGCTCCTCCCCCTCTACACCAACCTGGATAATTGGCTCGTCAATCATGCTGATTAACTCCTTCCAGTATGGGTAGTTCTTAGGGTTTAACTTACCAGTCCTTAGGGTTTGAGCAAACGGTGCAATAATAATCATAGGTACATCTTCCGAAATGCGTTCTCTAAACTGTCCTTCCAGCCCCACTGATCCATCTTCTTATAGATATTCCACTGGTCAATGTCACCAAATAACTCAATCGCCTTGGCTATAGATTGACCCTGTACAATCTCAGGATAGCACGTAAACACTTCAGCATTAGGTATTGAAGGCAAAACGTGACTAAAAACAATATGGTCACCAAGACCACAATTAAGAACCACGATGGTTTTATCACGACAAGATAGCGTGTTTTTAAATATTTTCTCGTCATGCTCATATAATTCTTGCTTAGTTTCCATACGTATGCCACCGTTAGGGTTCTTCATATGCCACGTTGTTGCGTATGGCACCGCTAAAATTTTGTACCCTTTTTGGTGTAACCCATACGTGAACAGCGTTTCTTCTCGGTGCGCAACTCGGGACAGGCCCAAGTTATAATCGTGCACACCAGCACGATATAAAAAACTACAATGTAAATGCTCAACCTCTTTAGCCTTTTTAATAACACCCCACTGGATGTTTGGTTCATTATCAATGTTGTCTATCTTACCAGTGACCTTGCTTGTGTCTGGCATGTAGGGTGGTGTTAGTATTGATCCACCAACTGCACCAACATCATCTTCAAAGAACGCCCAGTAAGTCAAATCATCAAGCACGTTGGGCTCTGGTATAGCGTCATCGTCAACACGCCAAACAAAGTCATAACCCATCATGTTGGCTTGTTGGTGAATGTGATGCTGACCTTTTTTACCAGCAAACACCCACTCCCAAGGGATGCCTTTAATGTCTAACATCTGAAAAAAGTATGCATAAATCATCTCTTTTCGCATGTCTTGTGGCTCATCATTATCGTCAAAGATAACCAACTTGTCTGGTTGTCTTGTCTGGTTAATGATGGCATTTAGTACTAAGGGCAGTGTTGTAAAGTATCTGCCACGGGTTGCTACGGAACAAAGAACCTTATGCATTAGCGCATCCAAATTTCTTGTGTTATTGGTAAATCTCTAAAATTAATAAATTTACCATATTGATCAATACCATCCCACGCTGATATTTGTTTTTGTTCAACCGCCCTAAAACCAAATTCTGATAGTTTGTTTCTTATTAAACTTATACCCTTATAAACTGGGTGCAAGTCACCATGGATTTCAATCGCTATGGTGTTTATTTTATCCATGTCTTTTTGATCGGCGTTAAGTAGTATGTCATACTCACCCCCCTCACAATCCATTTTCAAAAACACCTTATCCGTTATTGTGCTTGCTAATAAGCTTTTTAATGTGATTGTCTTTACTTCTTCGTAATTATTACTAGGCTCGAATGCGTTATTGTGGCCTGACTTTTCGTGTAACCCAATTTTAACTGTATCGCCGTCTGTGTCGGAAACAACGTTCCTTAAAACCATGATGCCTTCACAGCCAGACTTTTTAATATTATCCTTAAAAATCTTTACGGTGGATGACACTGGCTCAACCGCTATAACTATGGCACCTAACTTATTAGCAAACAAAGAGAACGTACCCATATTTGCGCCTATGTCTATTACCTCACGATTCTCCATACTCTCTTTAGTAATGCGATAAATATTATGGGTAATCACTTCATCAAACAACTCAATTGCCTCTTTGCCGTTGTCTATTAAAAAAGCTAATGACTGTTTAATGTTTAAATTATTATGTTTATTAGACAACCTAGCCAAATTGGTTTTAAACTTTTCGTCCCAGTTTTGTACTAGTGTCTTGTCATGCATGGTGCCCTCAGCCACATGATAAATTGGAAAATCACCACGACTCCCAACGTCATTAATTCTAAATCCGGCTTCTTGCGCCCTAAAACAAAAATCCATGTCTTCACAACCACCCGTTTCAAATTGCTCATCAAGCAACCCAATAACGTCAAATACTTTTCTATAAATTAACACACAAAAAAATACCGCAAATTGGTTTTGTGATATAGGAGAGGGTTGCATTAAAACCGTAGTTATATCTTCTTTATCTAGTCGTTCCAACCAGTTTGGGCCTAGTATAATGGTGTCGTTGTTTAAAAGTACAATCTTATCTGCCCTTGCTACTTTAATGCCCTCGTTAGTTGCTTTGGCAAACCCTAACTGATCATCATCCCATACGGATGTCATGTGTGGTATTTTAGTATGCAACTCTTGCAAATAGTCGTAAGTGTTGTCTGTACAACCATTGGCAGATATCACTAACTCTACCTCGTCCATGTTACTATATTTGATAATACTATCAACACACGGTTTTAAATACTTCTCGCAGTTGTTATAAGTTGGTATTACAATGCTGTATTTCATGTTGTCCTAAAAGTTTTTTTAAACTTTCATTATACCACATTAATTTAAAGTTTTAATTTTATCTATTGATGCTTGGGTGCTAATCATCTCAACTTCTATTTGTGCAATAGCGTTCATTTCACCATTATTAATGGCGTTATTTTTAGCATTTTGCAATACTGTAATCTTGTTCTGAAGTACAGTTAAAATATCATTAATTTCCATACAAACTCCAAATAAGGGGGCAAAGCCCCCCAATTATTAGACTGGAACTTCTTCCCAAAGTAAGCGTGAAGTAACTGACATAGTAGTAGTTGAAGTTGTGTTCAACAATGCCAATACACCGCCCGGAGGAATAATTAACTGTCCGTCAAAGTTTTGTACACCACCGAATGAAGTAAGTGTAGTACCTGTTGTTGGAGCAGTAATAGTACCGTAAGTCTGACCTGTTGGGCTAGTAAAGTCTGAACCTTCAAGAATTACTAAGTTGTTAGTTAAACCAGTTAACGCCACACCACCGTTGAATGCTTTAGCCTGTGAACCAGAAGAAGCCAAAGTTTTTCTGTTGAACGGTGAAGCACCAGTAGATACAGCGGCGTTACCAATAGAGGTAGCCCATACAAAAGCACCAGCACCTACAGGAGTTGTCAATGTGTTAATCAAAGCCTGTAAAGAAGCTTGTAAAATCACACAGTTAACTGTTGATGTAGTTGGATTGTAAAGACCTACGATTGGAGTTGTAGTTGCAGTTAAAGTGATAGTGTTAGCTGATAATGCAGTTACTGAAGAACCTGCTGAGAATACGTTACCACGATAAACTTGTTCATAAAAACGACCATGAAGTTCGGAAACAATCATGTCACCTAATTGTCCAGACCGCACAGTTGGAGTTGTGCCTGCCTGAATTGATGATGTGGACGGCTGTCCAACGATGCCTTGAATTAACATTTTACTGTCCTTTAGTTAAGTTAAATAAAGTTGTGTCTGAAAAGAACTGCTCTTGTTCGTCTTGCATTGATGCTGGCATTAAACCCGCCAAGCTTGACTGTTGAAGCATTAAATTTATCGCATTAGGAATTTCTCTAGTGTAATAGTTTAATGTCTTCAATTCAACCAAAATCTGTTGTAACAAATCTTGAGTAGAATCCTGACCCCTTGTCGTACGAATTTCCTCGACACGCAAAGGTAAAAATTGTTCGGTGTATATTGCACCGTTATATAACTGGTTGTTTACGTCTGTCTGTACTTGACCCGCCGTATCAGTTAAAAACCTACGAGTTAGACCAGTACCGTCAGCACCACCAATAGGCACAGGATTGGCTGATGCAGCAGTTGCAACTGCAATCGTGCCTGATGCTGTAACTGCCCCTGATATAGTTGCCGTACCTGATACTGTAACTGTGGAGTTACCAAAACCAACAAATGATGAAAATGGTTGTTGCCTTAAATAAATAATAACTTGAGTAGCCGTCACTGCCGAAAAACGCATATAACGTGCTGCTACTGGAAACGCAGATATTAAACCTGCCGTTGCTGCCGTTGCGTTTGAAAATGTATTACCCGTAGCAGACAAAGGAACACCCAATACAGCAGAAAATGTAGAGTTATCGTTTGAGTGAGTTACTGTAACCGCAGCAGCTACCGTTTGTTGAAACACCACCGTTTGATAGCCTGTCGTATCAATTACCTGTGGCACGTTAGGGTTTAAAACAAGAATTGTACTTGGTGGTGCATCGGATAAGACCGTAGCGTTGTTTGCGTCAGTCTTAACAGGGTTTTGTACACGAGTATTAAGGAATAAGCCTGTACCGTCTGTAACCACTTGTTCAAGGATATTAACCCCAGCAAAGTCGCCGTTAGGGTCTCCTGATATAAATGTACTGATTGAACCGTCTGTAGTCTGTGCAGCTGCTAATGTTGTATCAGTTGTTGATAAACTATTCTGATCACTTGCAATAACAACAGGAACGCTATTCGCTGATTTTGATTGGCCAGCAGTAATCGCCGTTCCGTTAATTTCGTTTAATGCTGTGGCTAAGTTACCTAAGTTTGTAACGTCTGGAATCGTACCATACGCAGTATTAATTGCTAAGTTGGTTGTAGTTGCTGGACCTGTATTAGTAAACACCAAGTTAAAGTAGTTACCATTCGCAGCAAACGAACGACTAAATCCCATATTGGCGGTTATGTTATAAACCCATGAACTTGCCTTTTGTAATCCGGCAGCGTCAATATATTGGTTTAAAACTAGGATACCCGGTTGGTCTGAAGTCAACAGTAATGAAATATTCTGCTGATAATAAATTGTTTCAATTGCACCAGTAAATGTTGCGTTAGGTGCTAACTGTGTAGTTGTTGTGTTGCTTGTAGATAGTGCAAAGTTGGTTGCTGCTAAGGCTACTGATAAACCCGTCTGTCCAGCATTATCGTTAATGGAGGTAATATTATTACCACTACCATCTTGGGTTCTACTTGTGTTAGGTCCTAGATATGTCATTATGTTAACTCAATCGCTGAAACAGTTACATCTACCGCACCAGTTGCGGAGACGGCTAAAATATAGTTTTGAGGTACGTTAATTCTATCGGATTGCACTACTTCCAAAGAATAGCCAGCTGGTATTTGGATATTATATGCAACATACGTTGTTACAGAACCGCTATTTAATGTTACGTTTGCTGTTACTTGTGAACCTGTTTTATTTGTAATATAGCATCCTGTGACCGCTGTCTGAACTCCAGACGTGGTTGGATTATAGACTGTTGTGCTAGTCGTGACGTTTGCTGCTTGCGAAGATACCCAATTTTGTGGCATATTAACTCATCATAGAAATTGCTAAAGCTACACGAGGAATAGATGATGCGGAATTTGATGGCCCAAAAGGGACATTGACACTATTTCCTGTATAAGTAAAATTTGCGTTACCTGCTAATGCACCACCGTTGTTATACTGAACCTGTGTATTTAAACCACCGGCGTTAGTTGTTCCGTTTTGGCCACTGTAGCCAGAAAAACCACTGTAGCCAGAAAGTCCTAAACCAGAGTAACCACTATAGCCAGATACGCCAGAACCACTGTAGCCACTATAACCAGATACACCAGAACCACTGTAGCCAGATATACCAGAACCACTGTAGCCAGAAAAACCACTGTAGCCAGAAAGTCCTAACCCAGAGTACCCACTATAGCCAGATACACCAGAACCACTGTAGCCAGATACACCACTGTAGCCAGATACACCACTGTAGCCAGAAAGTCCTAATCCAGAGTATCCACTATAGCCAGATACACCAGATCCACTGTAGCCAGAGATACCAGATCCACTATAGCCCGATATGCCAGAGATACCGCTGTAACCTGAGATACCACTGTAGCCAGACACACCAGAACCACTGTAGCCAGAGATACCGCTGTAACCTGAGATACCACTATACCCAGAAAACCCACTGTAGCCTGAGATACCACTGTAACCAGAGATACCAGAGCCACTGTAGCCAGACACACCAGAACCACTGTAGCCAGAGATACCGCTATACCCAGAGGTGCCGCTGTAACCTGAGATACCACTATACCCAGAAAACCCACTGTAACCTGACGTTCCACTATATCCAGAGATACCAGAGCCACTGTAGCCAGACACACCAGAACCACTGTAACCAGAGATACCACTGTAGCCAGAGATACCACTGTAACCTGAAAATCCACTATACCCAGAAAACCCACTGTAACCTGACGTTCCACTATATCCAGATACTGGTCCGGCTGTGGATGTTGTGCCATCACTATAATAAAATATTAAATAACCCGTAACTGGGTTATAAATAATGTTGGTGATTAATTTACCAGGTGAGGCTGCATTAGCGAGCTGTGACACCGACGCTTGCTTTGTTACACCACCTTGTACAACTATGGTTTGCTCATTACCTGTTAAGTTATAAGCAATCGGTAGTTGGGTTATCGATTGATCAGCCATTTATTGTTCTTATGTGTATGTAAACGCACCATATAAAGTTGACGTACCAAACGTAGAAATAATTGATACGTCAGTAATACCCGTAATTATGTGTGATGGTGTAACCGCAGTCATTTGCGTTGGACTAACAATACTAAAACTTGCTGCATTGGTTCCACCAATTTTTACGTTAGTGATATTAACAAAGTTAGTACCACTAATTGTTATGTTTGTGCCACCAGCTAACGGCCCAGATGTTGGTGATATGGAGTACAACGTTGGTATGGTGGACGATGGAAAAAACTCATAAATACTGTCTAGGTTCAAGTCGCCCGGTGTTCCACCAGTAATAAATACAGAGTTATTATTTTGGAATCCATTCTCTGTAAGAACCTGGTTACCACTAATTGGCCCGGTAGCAACCGATGCATCTGGTCTTGGAAAACGTAACGCAATGTTTTCTGTTTGTCTTGCTGGTAAACGCCAAGGATCAAAATTATCTAAATCATCCTTACACACCCGCATGCCAGGAAAGTTTGGATCTGGCATTAACTCGACATAAGGAAACTTTCTATTGCAGCGGTCACAGACCGCCACAGATAGAACAGAGTTTCCCCTAGTGTCAAGATAGACTGGCATAATTACGCCGTTTGACTGTTATTCTTAATTAACTTACCAGTAATAATTACACCAGCAGCAACAGTAGTAGCCGTGCTAGTAACTAATTGCCACTGAATATCAGTTTTTTCTGTGTAAGCAAACGGATCTGATGCCCTATTAGCTGTATAAATAGATACAAAAGGCTGTTGTAATACTGCTAATTTAACACCAGTTACGTTATTAATTGCTTGGACTGAGTAAGTGACAATGTTAGAAGACGTGTAACTATTTGAAGTATTAACCTCTGCTAAGTCTAAATAAAATGTATAACCCGCTGGAACCGTATAAATAGTGCTTTGTGTTTTACCAATACCAATATTAATTTGTGCAACAACGTTTGATGATTGTTTTAATGTAATGGTTCCAACGTTTGTGTTTTGGCTTGTACCTGGTGATGTCATTACCATGCTATTAACACGAAAATAACTATTTGCTGTTGTAACACCAGTTGTGCCATTCAATGCCAATGTTTCGGAAATAGGTGCAAAATTAGCATCAAGGCCACTAATTAAAACCTTAGCGCTTGTATCATCGGATGCTGATGAACTTACTAGTGTAAGTGTTGACGCAGATGTTATGTATGTATAAGCAGAAGCATTTTCCCAGACTGGTATCTTTGTGTTACCAACAGCCGCTTGGTAGCCAAATAAACTTAATACCTGGTGACCCATAATCTGATTACGGGCAACTTGAAGGTCAAAAGGCTCATACGCACCCTGCAGCGTTACTGAGTGTGGGGGTGCTGATTGTTGTAAGTTTGTTACGAGTGCCATAATTAATTTCCTTAAATGTTAGACAAAGGGGGCGAACCCCCTAGGTAATTAATTAGCTGTTTGTGTAACCAGAAGCGTATGGAGAGATAGAACCATCTGGATTACGCGCTAGGTAATCAACAATAAATATACCAGCTAACGTTCCAGTAACACCAGATGTTGTACCAACTGTGTATGTTACCTGCACATCAGATGTACCAACGCTTAACGCTGCTGTTGCTGCTGTTGTAGCTGTGAAAGCAATAGAAATTACGCCACCTGTTGTTAATGGTGTGATTGTTCCGATTGTAACGCCACCAACTGCAACAGTAATTACCATACCAGTAAACGCTGATGGTGCTGTTGTTTCAATGAGTTTTACGTTGGTGATTAAAGAACCAGCTGGAATCCAAACTGGATCAACTGTAGTAGACGCACTACCAGTTCCATACGTTGTAATGGCCCCGGCTGCGTTTACGCCAGAAAAATAATTTGGTTGAGAACAAATTACTACGCCAGTATTGTCTGGAGCGATTGTGCCGTTGTTTGTTGGGTTGTTACGTTTAAATACACGAATTGGTGCACTAAATGTTGTGGACATATTGAGTTCCTTATCTCAGTGGATATCCCAAACTGTCTCTGAGTCGTCTCACCGGGAAGTGTCGGTGGTCAGAATGGGATTAATCTTCCTATACCTACTAATGCAAAAAAATAGACAAATCCGCCCTAAAAAATAAATTTATTAGATTTTTTTACGTTGTCTTCACCAAGGATAACTCTAAGGTTTGAAAATACATGCAGACCAGATACATTCTTGCCCTGTAAGGGAATAATGTGATCCACATGATGTGGTTTGCCAGTTTCACGGGTTAGCATGTTGGCTAGTTGATATTTTGCTACTATGAGGTGTGCGTCTTTGTCCCATACTGGGGTGCGTTGTAGTTGTGCAGAACGGCGTTTACCTTCATAGGCGGCGCGTTTGTCTTTATTATTAGCAAACCATTCACGATTTATAGCATTGTGTGTTTCTATGTTTTCTTCTCGCCATTTTGTTTTTGAATTGGCTGATTTTGCTGGATTGGCTATTGCCCAAGCACGAGCTCGTTCTTTGGTAAGTTCTTTGTTACGCTCATACCATTCTTTGGCTATACGTTTTTGATTTTCTTTATCTTTAGGCATAAAAATATTATATCATAAAAAAGCCCAACCTTGTGGGCTGGGCTTTTTATTATTACAAGGCTTTGATTAAAGACCTGCAGTACCAAAAATATTCCTTGCGTCGTGCCATCCTGTAGCATAACGCTCAGTAGCTTTATAGCGCATGCTATCTGTTTCAAAGTCGCCTTCCATTGATTTCTCCATTGGACGACGCATAACGAGCATGAGTCCATTTTCAGCATCAGTCTGAATCCACCAAGCTTTGCTTGAGCTCAAACGAGTAACAACGTGTGCACCTTTTGGTAACATACCTGTTGACTTGATTGGGTTCAAATCGTTGTCAGCAGTACCAGAACGGAGAACAGACTTGAGGATAACCTCTGCCTGGAACTCAAGTGCTGGAGGAACAACTAATTGTTCTGCCTTCAAACGAATACGCTTACCGTTGTTGTCAACTGCAGAGCGGATTTGAATTAACAACTGTTCAACAGAAGTTTGGCTCAAAGAAGCAGCTGTAGATAACTGGTTAGAGTAAGAAGCGCCGTTAGCGATTGGGTGAGCTGTGTTGATCAATGTTACGCCATCACCACCAACATAACCTGCTGTGAAAGCAAAGTTCAAAATGTTTGCACATAATGTTTCTTTAGTTTCAATCATAGATTGTGCTAAGTGTTTAGCGAATGTTGATCCAATACGAATGTGATCACCATCTTCCATCAATACTTTGGTTAAAGCATATGCTAAACCATAAATTTGATAAATGAAGCGAGTTATATACAATGTACCACCCTGGTCATAGCTGACAGGAGTTCCGTCAGGCATCGCAGGAGCGGCATTCATACCGTATAACATTACTTCTTCGTGATAGTTACGTGGAATACCTTGGATTTGTTCTACGAATCCTTTCCACTCATCAGCACGTTGCTCATATACACCATCAAAGACTTCGTTGATAATCGGTTCGACTACCGCACGAAAGTCTGTACTACGCATTGGGGTTGCCATGTGTTAGTTCCTTTCGTTAGTTAATTAGACCGATACCGAAGCGGCAGCGAATTGGTTGTTACAGATTTGAACCTGAACGATTGTGTAAGTGTCACCCCATTGGTTTGTGTTACCAGCTGGGTATGCTACTTCACGTCCGAGTCCTACTACACGCACTTGACCTTGGTTACCAGAACCTACAGCAGTTGCTAACAACGCTGTGGTAGAGAAACCTGCACCACCAGTACCAATAGAGTATCCATCAGTTACAGTTGATCCAGTTGTTGTGTCAAAGTTGTACTCAGTTCCGATTGCTGCAGAAGTTGCAGAACCGTTAACTTGAGCTTCATATACGAGTGCTGGGTCTGTGAAAATCCAGAAAACGATGTTTGTAGAAGCGTCTAATGTAGTTTTAGCAGCATATTTAGATACAGAACGACGACCGTCAGAGTTGGTGTACTCTACACCGTCAAAAACACCATAAACCTTACCACTTGAAGCAGTTTGGTTAGCGATTGTTAATTGGCCAGAAGATGTGATCGCTACAGGTTGAAACTGCCAGAAAGACTGGCCAGATGACAACGAGTAAGGAGCAGTATATGTTGTACCAGGGACAAATGTGTTTGTACCAACGAATGGTACTGCACGATCTAATCCACTTGGATGATATACAGGTTTCAGGCCAAAGGGTTGAAATGTTGCAGACATTTATTTTTCCTTTGTTTTGAAGTTTGTTATGAAAATCGAATATTACTATTCGCTTTAGCGGCTTCTTTTTCCATTTCCAAAATGCCCCCTTCAAGAATAGAACGACCACCTTTGCCTTCTTGAGCAGTGCTCCGAACTTGCGCGGTGATATTACGTTGATGCTCAAGAGGATCCTCGAGGTGCAACATTTTCATCACTTCTTGATAGATTTCATCTGGTAATTTAAAGAGAACCATCTCATTACAGCTAACACAGCCTTCAAACTTGCCTGAGCTCATTTTGCCTAAGTTTTCAAAGCCCTTACCTAATTCCGAGGCTTTCACTGGCTCATAACCCAACGCCATGCGTTTGTCGATACTGTCATAATTGTTTGTGGAGGATAACCAGCACAAATGAAACCCAGGTATAATACCTGGAGGCAAATCAGGTAATGCACTGTTTTGCCATTTATCACGAAACGCAGCTACACGTTCCTTTTTCGATATTGCTTCAGGATCCTCAATGAGGATTCTTTCTTTTGTTTCTTCGACTCTGTCCAATAGACGGTCTTCTAAATTACGTTTGATTCTTGTATTTGCCATGATAATTAACCTTTATTTTGACGATCGTACATTGCGTATGCACGAATCATTTTGTTTCGTTTTTCTACATCGTCCCATGCGCCAGCATCTCTAATTGCTTGGACACGCTCGGGGCTTAATCTAATAGAGCCTGGTTTCATACCAGATTCACTAGCTACACGACTAGACGCTGTTGGACCCGCTCCACGTTTTGATGTAGTACCTTTACTAGCGTATCTATGAGGTAAACGTGATTTTAATCGGTTATCTAACTCCTCCCAGTATTCACTGTCAGAAGGATCCCAACCATCAGAAACAAGTTCTTGGTCAATTACTTTGGCAATTCTACTATCTGTATCTCTAGCTTGAGGATCATACCAAGAATTCTTTTTTAACCACTGTGTGGCTAATTGTTGAACTTCTGTGGCAATTTCATTCGGCACATTTTGCTTTGGTGCCTTTGCTTCCTCAATCTGTTTCTTTTTGTAATATTGGGCTTGTTGCAGACGCTGTTTAGCCTCTGTCAACTGTTCCAAATATTCTACTTGAGCATTTGCATCATTTACTTGTGTTGCTTGCAATAGTTTTAATTTAGCATATTCAACTCTAGCGGCTTCGTCTTCAATAGACTTATCCAACTGTGCAAATTGATATGATGCTGCTGTATTTTCAACTTTAGCAAGACGTTCTGCTAATTCTGCATTGCGACGCTCAAGTGCACTAATCTTGTTTTTTGAAGAAATTTCACGTTGTTTTACAAGTTCTTTTTTAAGTTTGCGTTCTTGTCTACGTTGTTCACGAATTGCTTCACGGTCTTCTTCCGTTTCGCCTTCGTCATTACTTTCTTCAGATGTTTCAGCATGAACTTCTTCTTCATCATATTCTTCATCATCTTCGTGATGTTTTTTTGTATCTTCTGGAGAATCAAAATCCTCTGGAAAATCAATTTTTGCTAATGCCGAGCCGTCTTCCATCTCTTTGACGGGTATATCCTTTTCATTTTCACTCATAATTTTCTTTCAAAATTAGTCTACAAAAGCTTTCATTTTCTGCGCATATTCAAAACTTTTAATGCGAGAAATGATTTCACGGGCTTGTAATGTAATAAACACTACTGCACCACTATCATCACCTGGGTCAACAACAAAACGGTCTCCACCATACTTAATTGTCCTTACCAAATCACCTTCTTTACACCAAGGGCCTTCAATCCAAGGCTCTAATGTGTCCGGTGATTTATATGCTAAAGGTCCAATTTGTATTACTTTGGCTACTGTTTCATTAAACTTCAGTGTTTGTTGAGTTTCATCAACAAAAATGATGCCACCTTTGCTTTTTACTTTTTGTCTACGTAACTGAACCAATACTCTGTCTCCAGCCACCTCTACACCAGGATCTACAATCGGAAAACATTCCAATTCTGTACGTAAATCTGCTTCTTCATTTTGCTTATAATCTATTGCCATACGGCAAACTCCTTGACCTCTACAGGTCTTCGTCATCCTCCGATAATATTGCTTCAATAATCGCTAGGGCATCGGATAAACCCTCACGTTTACCTACATACCGTTGATAAGAATCAAAAGTGTGTATGTTAATGCCAGAAGCAATTGCCTCTGTCATTTCGTTGTTTGCGGTTTTAATTCTTTTCAGAATCTCGCTTAAAATATCACGCAAAACTTTTCATCCAATTTAATAATTTTTCAATTTCTTCCACAGATGAATCATTTTTTAAACGGTTCCCGTCGGAGTTTTTTCCTTCTACTCTTACTAATGCAACAATTTGAGCAAATCCGCCCTTAAAATCAATAAAAGTTTCCGCTACCAATGTCTTTGAGGTTTTTATCTGGTCCAACTTTGCTTCCTTTAGCCATTTTGTTACCATTTAAAACAGCATTATTAGCACGTTTGCTTCCAGATGGTCCGTTTTCTACTTTTTGGTCTGGGCCACCAGCATAGCCAGGTGTGCCAGTCATTTTATAGGCTTTACGAAAACCTAATTCATCTTTTGCCATGTTATTGTCCTTCTTGTGGTTGTGATTGTTGTGGTTGTTGCGCTTGTTGTTGCTCCATTTGAGCCATTTGTTGCTGATGTTGCTCATTTGCTTGTTGCAACTGCTGTTGATGCTGTTGATCTGCTTGTTGTAGACCTTGTTGGTGCTGTTGTGCCGCTTGTTGTGTTTCTAAAGCATGTTGTTGCTGTGCTTTTTCCATTTCAATCTGGTTTTGCACCTGTTGTGACTGTTGTTCAAATGTTTGTTGCTGTACAGCCAGTCCATGTTGTCTAATATCTTGGTTTGCGGCATTAATAGCATCCAAAGCAGACTGATTTTGTTCTGCTTCAAGTTGTCTTTGTTGCTGATCCATCTGTGCTTGTGCTGAAATCATTGCAACACGCTCTTTTGCAGCATTATTGATGTTAGCCATTGCAATATCTGTTGCATTACGTTGGTTATCGATACTAGTTTGTGTTGAATACTTAGCTTGTAACTCTTGAACTTTCTGTTGCAACTCTGCCAATTTGAGTTGATACTCTTGTTGTTGTTTTTGAGCATCCAACTGCATACGAGCTTGCATTTCTTCTGTTTTGCGTTTGGTTTCTGCCATTTGTGTTTGCAGAATAACGTTGGCTGTTGGGTCTTGACCAAGCATTTGTTGTTGTTTTGCTTGTTGGGCTTGTGCAACTTTTTGTGATAACAACTGAATTTGTTGAACATAAGGTGCCAAATTTGTTTTGGCGTCTTGGTCAACCAATTTAGAGGCTAATGCAAGCGCTTTTTGAGCGTTTTGGTCAAGTGGTTTCTCTTTATGTAACTCAAAATCATCTTTTCCTGATCCTGCTTGAGCCACATAATTACGCATTTCTTGCAAATAGTGCAAGGTTAAGTGTTGTTTGATGTGTTCTAAGGCAAGTGGTGAGAATACAGGCCCAATAACTGGGTTTCCACCATATGCTGGGTTGTTTGCATACTCCAAATGCACTTGAATATGGGCAATGTGATCTTGGTCTGGGAATGCGGCAGACGCTTGACCCATTGTCATTGCTACGTTTTCAAGTGCTGGGTTAGATTCCACCACACCTTGAGGGTTTGGTAGCACTTCGGAGACTGCTGGTATCTTCATTTGACTTAAAATACGGCTATATACCGCACGTATATTAAACATTCCTGGGGGCGCAGATGTTGCTAATTGCAACAATGCTTGATTTTGAGCCAATCTCTGTGTTTCAGAAAAAATATTGGGATCAGAAACCGGTCTAACGTCATTGTTGTAAGCAAAATCACGTACTTCAATTTCTTCGCCAGACTGGTTGTCCATTTCATCAAGGTACCAGTGGTTAAT